AATCAGGTCCAAGTCGTGTCCAGCGAGTTCAACGAGCGCCCTGTGCTTGTCGAAGGTCGCGTGACCCGCTTCATGGGCTTTGATATCGTGGTGTCGGAACGTCTCACCGTCACATCCAGCGCACGCCAGGTTATCGCCTTCGCGAAGTCCGGCCTCTACCTTGGTATTTGGCGCGATGTGTACAACCGCATCAGTCAGCGCAACGATCTGTCCAGTGAACCCTGGCAGGTTTACTCCAGCCACACTTTTGGTTCGACCCGCACTCAGCCGGGCAAGGTGCTTCAAATCCTTTGCTACGACCAAGGCGGCGCGGACATCACCCCGTAAGGAACCTGACGAATGGTTGATACCCTCAAGTCCCAGTCTATCCACAACCTCGACGGGGACGCTTCTTCGCTGCCGCAGGCAAACATTTTCACGCAGAACAATGCGGGTGCCGGGGCTCCTGGCCTTCTGCGCTCTGTCTCTGATTTCGTGGCGATGACCGCGGCGGGCCTTGGTTCTACGTCTTCGACTTACAAGCTGGTACGTCTGCAATCGGACGTGATCTTGAAGTCGCTGAACCTGATTTTCTCGACCCCGCCTGATACCGGCGGCGGTTCGGATACTCTGGCTCTCGACGTCGGCGCGTACTACAGCGACAGCACGACTGACGGCACCTCTTCGGCGAACCAAGGCACAGCTATTTCGGCCACCTCGTTTGCTTCGGCCTTCCTGGTCACCGCAACGACTGGTGCCAAGGGCGTCAAGAACAACGTGCTGCTGAACATCAATCCGAACCTGTTCAATTCTCCCCTGTGGGTGGCGCTTGGTCTCTCGGCTGATCCCGGCGGTCAGATCGACGTCGTGGTCGCGGTTCACACCGTGGCGGATGCGGCTGCCGCAGCGGTGATGTATTGCGAAGCCAGCTACGCCCTGTAACCATTGGGGTGCGACGCGGCCCTCTTGTTGAGGGCGCGGCCATCCTGCCCGGCCGTTGCGCCTCCTTCGGCGGCTGGGCGAACTTTAGGAAACGGTAATGACGAGTGCATCTTGGTCAACATCGCGCGGCGCTCTTGAGTTCAACGTGTCCGGCTCGGGTTCCCAGCCGATCACGGAGGGAACGAATGCGCCTGGCGCTGGTGATATCGAGCTTCGCGTCAACCTTGCCGCCAACATGACGAAGCGCGAAATTAAAGAAGCGGTGGATGCGTTCTATCGGTTCCTAAGTGACGTGAACTTCTCTACGTCTGTACCACTCTAATGCGGGGCCAGGAAGGCGTTGTCTTCTGCGCGAACGCTGCGGCGGGAACCTACGGCCTAACGGCGCAGGCGGCTCCCCCATACGCCAGCGGGATGCAGGGTGGCTCTTATCTTCTGCTTGTCTCCTGCACTGGTACGCCTTCTGCCCAACTGCAAACTCAAGACCCCTCTGGCAACTGGATCAATGTCGGGACTGCGATCACGACTTCTGGTGGCGGGTCTGAGGTTGTTCAGCTTCCTCCTGGCACTGTGCGGATCGTGATCTCGACTTCAACTGCCAACTACGCTAGTATGGCCAGGATACCAACTGACTAACCGCGGAGTCTCCCATGCCCGAACCGTTCACGACCAATGTGGACATAGCAAACCGGGCACTCCAGCATTGCGGTGCCACCCGGATCATTTCATTCCAAGACGATAGTAAGAATGCCTCTTCGGTGGCTTTCTGCTATGACAAACTCCGCGTAGCCGAATTGCGTAGGAATGTCTGGCGCTTTGCCACTCGGAAAGTCATCCTCCGTCCAATTGAAACCAACATATACCCCAGCACCCAGGTGCCGCCGCTAGCACCGACGATGATCTTCGTCCCCGCGGTATGGTCAGCTGAAAACACCTATGTTATCGGATCGGTAGTTTCCTATAACGGCATTCTCTATCAGGCGAACGCTTCTGTGACTACAGGTGTAACGCCCGGAAATGGCGTGCCATGGGAACAGTATTTTGGTCCTATTACGGTTTCGTGCTGGAGCACTACGATCACGTTCCCGCTGAATTGGCTTGTCGGCACCGTCTATGTCCAGGGGAACCAGGTCATTGCCGAGGACGGAAATGTTTATACGGCTACGCAGACGACTGTAGCTAATGACCCAGTGACGGATGGTGGCGTGAACTGGATTGAGGGCGGCCCACCGACTGCACCCACCACTAGTTTCTTCGCGGGCGAGTTGGTGTACAATCCGGTCGCCAGCAATCCTGGCATATACATCTCGCTTCAGAGCGGGAACACTGATCTCCCCGGCATCTGGCCTGCTTGGGTCTCGACCAACATCTACAAGCTGAATGATCAGGTCATCTACCAGGGCGTGGTCTACCAGTCGGCTCAGGACATGAATGTGAATAATACGCCTACCGGCTTGGGTCCATGGATCTTTCAGCCTGGGTCTCAGACCGACTTTATGACTGGGCTCAACTGGCTACAGTTGGGAACAGCCACCGTTCAGTCGCTTACCTTGGTCTATCCAGTTGGCACCGGCCCAGCATCACAGGTCTCTAGCCGGAATGTCTTCATGCTACCCAACGGCTTCTTGCGCCAGGCTCCTTCCGACCCGAAGGCCGGTTCTCAGTCCTATCTCGGATCGCCAATGGGTCAACTTCGCTACGAGGACTACGAGTTCGAGAACAACTTCTTCACGTCCGCGACCGCTAACCCGGTCATGTTGCGCTTCGTGGCGGATATAGCGGACATATTGGAGATGGACCCCATGTTTTGTGAAGGTCTTAGCGCGCGCATTGCTACCGAAATCGTAGAAGACCTGACCCAATCGGAAGGCAAACTCCAGGCTATTGGAGCCCAGTACAAGGAGTTTATGACCGAAGCCCGCGTGGTTAATGGCATCGAGACCGGCGCGACAGAGCCCCCGATGGATGACTATTTGGAATGTCGTTTATGAAGACTATTGCGCTTTTCATCTGTAGCCTCGTCTGCGGCGCGGTCTTCTTTGTGGGGGTAGTGATCTTCTGCATCCGTGACTTTCTGAACCGGAGGTTCTGATGGGTCGCGGCTCTTACGCACGCACCTCTTTCCTTGGCGGCGAGTGGTCTAAGACCGCTCAAGGACGCGCCGATAAGGAAGAGTACGTCACGGCCATGGATAAGTGCTTCAATGCTCTGCCGGTTGAGCAGGGGGCCTGCACACGCCGCCCAGGAACTATCCAACTCGGCACCACACGCAATGGCGTACCCGGCGTGATCCGCTCCTTTGATTTCCTCCAGTCCGTGCCGTATTTGATGGAATTTACGCCGGGCTTCATGCGCCTGCACAGCGGCGCATATACCGCGACCGAAAATGAACAGGCGATCACGGTGGTCACGCCAAACACTGGGCCGCCGATATCGGCCACGATCACCACCAGCGCGCCGCATGGTTGGAGTGTCGGAGAACAGGTTCAGGTTCGTATCATAGGGGCACTCGCTGGTCCCCTGTACAATGTTGCACCGCTCCTTGGCCGCCAGTTCATAATCACCGCGGTACCTACCACGAGTTCGATCACTATCGTGGATAGCATCTTTGGCACCTTTGACGCCACTACGGTTGTTCTTGGAACGAATGATCTTGGCATTAGCCGGGTTGTTGAGTTCACGGTGCCGTACCAGTCGGCCGACCTGACAAATCTGCGGGTTGTGCAGAACGATACTTACGCTTTCATTCTCTGCGCTGGTTATCCCGCTCTGGTGCTTCAGCAACTAACACCGCCGATCTCAGACAGCGATGGTGATCCAGTGGATTTTGCCACCTTCAGTTTGACCACTGCTGTGTTCACTGACGGGCCTTATCTTGATCCACCTACAGACGGTAGTACGGTATCCGCCGGGTCTTCCGGTCCTGGCTCCGTCACGCTCACCTGGTCTTCAACCAATTCGATCAATAACGGCCAAGGGTTCACGTCCGCGGATGTGGGTCGGTTCGTACGCTTGTTCAGCCAGCCGCTTCCATGGGTCTCCACTACGGCGTATGCCGTTGGCCAGACAGCCCTCTATCAGGGAAGCGCTTTCACGGCCTCCGCGGCGTCCACGAATGAGCAGCCGGATATCAACCCGCTGACCTGGACGATCAACCCTACCGGCCTGGCCTGGACCTACGGTCCTATAACCGCGGTCTCGTCGAATAATGTGGTCGTCGTTGATATCGTCCCGAGCTATAATGATGCCTATGGCAACCCCCAGGCAAGCGGTGCGCTGCTTTACGGCACGACACCCATGTCGATCTGGCAACTCGGCGTGTACACAGGAACGACGCAACCCGCGGTCGGCACCTTCCACGAGGGGCGCGTGTGGTTCTCTGGCGCGCTCCCGAACCGCTTCGATAGCAGTATGAGTGATCTCCCGTTCCAGTTTAGTCCTACCGATCTCTACGGGAACGTGGCGGATAACAACGGGATCAGCGAGACCCTGGAGGCGTCGGAAGTCAATGCGATCTTCTGGATGATCCCGTATCACGAGAGCATCGTCATGGGCACGCAGGCGGGCGAGTGGGCGATCCAGGCTTCGGCCCTGAGCGATCCTCTCACCCCAACGTCTATCCAGGCTCACCGCCGCACTAAGTATGGTTGCGAGAACGTTGATGCGGTTATGCCAGGCATGTCGGTTGTCTTTGTGCGTCGCTATGCCAAGAAGTTGACTGAGCTTGTGTCGGATGTGTACTCCGGCAAAATCACTGGCATGAACCTGAGCCAGAATGCTGAACATCTGAGTGACCCCTCGGGGATCGCTCAGATTGCCTATGTGCAGGAGACGACACCGATCATCTGGAGCCGCATGAACGATGGCACTCTTGCCTCTATGACCTATCGTCGCGATAGCCCCTTTGGCACTCAGGCCGCCAGCTTCTTCGCCTGGGCACCACATGCCCTGGGCACCGGCCGCACTGTGTTGAATATCCAGAGCGGTCCTGCCCCCGGCGGAGAGCAAGATGCACTGTCCCTATTGACGCAAGACCCGGCTACGAGCATATGCTATATCGAGATCATGACCAATATATTCCTGGAGACTGACACTATCGAGAATGCCTGGTTTGTGGACGGGGGCGGAAATACCGTCGGTGCGGATATTCTGACGGTGGGCGGCGTTCTCGTGATCCAACTCTACGGCTTCTGGTATGTCGTTGGCGAGACGATCTCAGCGTTCATTAACGGGGTAGACTGCGGGGACTTTACCGTGCAAGCTAATGGGACTATACAAGTTCCTGCTTCACTCATAGGGCTCTAACATGGGCTATAAAACACCGATCCCGCTCTATCCCAATTACGTGGTGTCTGCGTCGGATAACTACGATACCGATATTGCGACAGCCCTTCAATCCGAGACGGGCCTCAACGTCGCCACGACTGATACCGCAGGCTTTGCCTGGGCCTACGATCCTATACGTCGCTGCTTCAACTACCTGTGCGGCTATTTCACTTACAATAGTAGCCCGCAGAACGTGACCAATGACACGGGCTTTACCGTGTTTGATGTGGGTGACAGCTATGCTAATGGCGCGGATTTCAATGCGCCGCCAACCGAACCTGTCTTCGTTATGAGCAAGAACCAAGACACCGGGGTCGTTACCCGCTACGACACGCGCGCTACACCTCAAGCGGTGATCCCTCCTGGTGTCGGCGCGATCTCTCTGTCGCTTTATCAGCCCGGCGGCTCCTACGAAGGTGCGCGCGTTGAGGTTGACCCAGCTAGTGGGTACTCTGTCGGCTGCCTGCTAGATGCGGGCGGCGGCGGCTCGGTAGTTCACGCACAGATCACCCAGTGGGGTGGCTCAATCGACACCATGCCGACCTTCACGATTGTCGGTGACGGGTCTGGAGCCTCAATCGCCACAACTTTGGTTGATCCACGGACGCCGAGTGACGGAACTTGGATACGGCAGACACGTGACCTGGTAACGCTCGACCCATCTCAGTATAATACTCCCGGCCTTACCGACCCCCGCTCTGGCGACTTTTGGGTTGCCGCGCCGAAGGGAGGTCTCTACAACTTCCGGCTTCAAGACAATTTCGCGCTTACCCTTGAAGCGGCGTATATGAGTATTCCCACGTGGGCGGACAATGCCTACACGAACCCGGTTCGCCTTTCCCCCATGGCGATGGATGACAACTGGGTCTATGGCTTAACATGGTATCAGTCCGTCCGCGACGTGCAACAGAACCGTCTTGTTCTGGTCCCGCGCCAGCAAACTCCGCTAGAGATTTCGGCGGATAGCAAACTCCCATATGTGATATGGTACGATAATGTTTGTAACGACGACTATGCGTCGCTTATCACTTTTGGATCGGACGGCGCTGCTTACGTCTTTGGCTGGTATTACCAGGGATTATCGCCGAACTGTTTGCTTCAGTTCCGTCTTTGTCAGATCAGCCCTCCGCCAGTAAGCCTCGGAGGCCTGGGTACTAATCTGTCAGGAGGCTATATTGACGTGACACCGTGGGCTGCA